ATACGCGCACCTACCGGCAGCCCTGAAAGGGATTAGTCACGCCGTAGCAGTAGTCGCGGATCTGATGGATACGCATTTACCAGACGGCGCAGAGAAAGCCGCTGGACTTCGCAAGCTGTTAGAGGCAAAGGATTGTTTTGTTCGTTCAGCAGTCGATATGCCTCATACGGTCAAAATTGGCCAGTTAAGTGATGGTTATCACTCTTTTGATGAGCTGTACGCGCACAGAATGAATTTGTTTGCGGTGATATGCCGTCAGAATCAAGCACACGCATGGAAATCTAAGCTACATCATGACGGAACCATGTTTGATGATTACTTCATTGTGGGCGTAGAAACGCCAATGGGCCAGTTTACTTATCACTATCCTATTGTGAATTGGGGATTGTTCCAGGTACGTGAGCTGGATAAGGCACCCGAATGGGATAACCATACGGCGGATGATGTGGTTCGCCTTCACAGCTTGCCAGCTTTGAATTTTGGCATTGACTGGGGAACATCGGACCACCAGTTAGACGCTTCACCAGTAATGGCATTGCTATCGAATCAAAATAATTCTATTGCCATGAATGAAACCACGTTTAAGGCCCAGTACCAGTGCGATCCGAAAGGTGAACGCGATGAATGATCAAATGGCTAAGTTAAAGCTACTTCAACAGATCCCATTGCGCCGTTTTGTAAAGGATCTTGATTGGGCGTTTACGGATTCTGCAATTGGCCAGACTTATCATATTCATCTGGTATTACAGGATGATTCAATTCTTAAGCTGCAAGCACATTCAAGTGATGATCTGATTCGCAAGGCTAATCTGGATCTTGAGCAGTACGCAGAAAAACAAGGCTGGATCGAACCAACGCCAGTTGATGTATTACAGCGTGAAGAAGTCAAAAACTACATCATCGGCACTAGTAAAGACTTTGATTCAAGCGCACAGGTTCATTTTGTACGTTTAACGCTGCAAGACGGCGCGATTTCATCTGGTATGCACCCAAATCCGATGATTGCAGAGGAAAAGGCAACCATAGCAGCAATCGAATACAGCATTAAAAAAGGCTGGATCGAAAAGGTATCGCCGTATTGCTCATTCAGCAAAGCATTAGAGCTGCTTAAGCAAGGCCAGAAGATTTGTCGTAAAGGCTGGAATGGTAAGGGCATGTGGTTGAGCTATTTAGATCCATACCACAACAACCAGTTTTCAATTACTGAGAAAGACGGCGCAGAAGGTACATTTTCGCCTTACATCGGGATGAAAACAGCGGATAACAAGTATGTTCCCTGGTTAGCTAGTCAAACTGATTTGTTAGCTGATGATTGGATGATTGCAGAATGAAAATGATCATATCGGCTGTATTTGCCTTGATCGTATCGGCGATCTGGTACGGCATCCTAACCTTTATTGCTTTTGCTATTACCAAGTCTGGCGGCACTGGCGAATGGGTAAATGATTTAAAGATTTATGTAGCAGCTTTTATTTTTGTTATTAGCTTCATGCTCTTTGTAGTTCAGCTCACAGCAATGGAAGCCAAACAGAACCCATTTAGACGCAGACGCTACAAGTAAGGAATTAATAATGAATAAATACTTAGGCACAAAAGAAGTTTTAGCCACACCTATGACACGTGGCGAATATAACGAGTACCGAGGCTGGGAATTGCCAAAGAATGAGTTATCCCAGGCTAATGATGCTGGCTTTTTAGTTGAATACCTGGACGGCGGAAAATCAAATGATGACCGTCATGCCGGTTATATTTCATGGTCGCCAGCAGATGTATTTCATCGTGCTTATGCACCTATTGACACCTGGCTTGATCGAGTGAAGCAGGAACAAGCAGAACTACAGGTCAAACTTGATGCTTTAGATAAAACATTGAACGTAGAACGCAAGCCGGACTTCATTACAGATCAACAATGGATCTATATGACACGTCAGCAGTTCCACATGCGTCAGTACAACCAGATCCTTAAGGATCGGATTGCTAACGCTTCACCAGACACCAATCTTACAGTGCGTATTGATGACACAGGGATTATTGGCGGCTTTGGCCTTCATTCAGAAAACTTAGCGCCGTCCATCACCGCAGATAAGGTTTATATCAAGCCTTCTTTATGTGGTTCAGAAGATCAAATTTAACCAACCGAACCGACCTAATCAGTTTTTATAGCAATCGGTACTAAAAAAATGGTCGGTTTAATCACACGGCTGGCAGTTGTTCTAAGCCTTCCGGCGTTTTCTTTAATGAAGAAAGCCCATGCTGGGGGAGTTTATCAGACAGCAGTTAGCCAATATCCAAACGAGCTAATCATCATCTTATGTGGAGTAACGATGGTGTTAGGTTGCTTGGCATCCGCAGTAACGCCAGATCCAGACGGCGTACCACCTACAAAGCCTATAGCCAAGCTGATTTATTCAGTTTTCGGCAGCATTACAGCTTTTCTCTACATCGTATTTTACGAAAAGGAATTAAGCATTGTTCATGCAGCATGGGTAGGCGGTGTGTCGTTTGTGTCGCCAGCAGTCGTACCAAGCCTAAAAGCAATGGTATTTGAACTGCTACCAGTAGCGATGAAGTCTTTAAAAGGCTTTATCACTCGATGGATGGGCGCACAGGGAGGAAAGAACAATGATGAATCTCACTAATCTTCAAATTACGTGGATTGCAGTTGGCTTAGTCCTTGGCGTAGTCCTGATGATCCCAATAAAGCGATGCTTCGCTACCCATAACGGAATCGTATCAATGCTCATAGCTTCGCTAATGGGCATTTTTTCTGTTCCGAATACATGGATTGCCGTAGTCATCGCACTGGGTTTTTTTACTTACGGTTTTTATAAGAACCATGACAAATACATAGGAGTGGCCAACGATGATCCAAACAGAACTTGAATGGGTAGCGCATGGTCGCTCAAAGATTGGCACATACGAGATTAAAGGCGCAAAACATAACGCCGTCATTCTGGCTATGTGGCAGTTAGCTTTTCAGGCTACCAATCAAAAACAATGGATTCATGATGATGAAACTGCATGGTGTGGCGGCTTTGCTGCTTACTGTATGGCTAAGGCTGGCTTATCCAAGCACATTCCAAAAGCATTCTACCGAGCTAAAGACTGGGCCAGTGTTGGTACGTCATTAAATAAACCGGCTTATGGCTGCATTGTCGTGTTTAGTCGCAACGGCGGCGGGCATGTCGGCATTGTTGTGGGTAAGGACCAGAAAGGCAACATCATGGTCCTGGGCGGCAATCAATCTGATGCAGTCAATATCAAGCCTTTTGCCACAGATCGAGTGTTGGCATATCGCTGGTGTGGCACACAAAAGACACCTTGGGCATCACGCTATGACCTACCGTTGCTGAATAGCGATGGGAAAGTCAGCACCAATGAAGCCTAAGACAAGTTTGACCGTAGGCATTTTGCCTAAAACTGTTTGTTGCGGTCTTTTTTATTGTGGTGAGTAGCACAACAGATGAAAAAATGCGGTGCAAAAACCAGAAACGGCCAGAAATGCCAGTACGCAGCCGGACACGGCACGGATCATCCGGGTACTGGTAAATGCCGATTACACGGAGGCGCTTCAAAAGGAGCGCCAAAGGGTAATAAAAACGCCCAAAAGCATGGGATCTATTCGCGTCTATTCACCAGTGAGGAAATGGATGCAGCAAAGGAAATGCAAGGCTCACTCGAAAATGAGTTAGCCATTGCCCGATTGCAGCTTTTCCGTTTACTGCAAGAACAGCAGAAAGCTGGTGATACGCCGTGGCTGGATAAGGTTGAAGAAAAAACCATTGTCCAGAGTGAGGAAGAAAAAGAGAAAGATAAGAAGAAAAAAGACTTTCTCAAGATGCTGGTGAGATCCGCTAAACAAGCTGGTGAGGAATACGACCCAGACGGCGATGAAGAATATTTGTTTGATGAGGGAGATCCTGAAAAGGAATCTGAAATCTTTGAACGTAAGCGAACCTTTCAACGGCGCGACTTTCAAGGGGAATTTGTCCGTTTAACTTCATTAATCGCAAGACTGGAACAGCAGATTCTACAGTCCAAGAAAACTAAGGCCGAGATCAAGATTATCGAGGTTACAGGTAATAAATCCGATGATGCAGACGATAAGCTCACAGACACAGAGTTGGATCAAGAAATTCAAAAACTTATCGGCGGATTCGAGATATAAGTTACTGGCCACAATGACCAGAGAGCAAAAGAAGAAGCTCAAAAGGTTATTGCAGGAATTAGAAACAAGGGCAAATAGCAAACTGTTTAGCTTTTTCCCGGATGAAGGACCGCTAAGACGTGAGCTTTACACAAAGCACTTAGAGTTTTTCAAAGGCGGTGCAACTACACGTTCCCGCCTATTCATGGCCGGGAACCGTGTTGGTAAGACAATTACCGGCTGTACCGAGGACGTTTACCACTTAACAGGCCTTTATCCTACCTGGTGGGAAGGCAAGGTATTTAAGGAACCGATCCGGGCATGGGTAGCCGGTAAGACGAACGAAACCACACGTGACATTATCCAGCTCGAATTGCTGGGTAACGTAACGTATGAGAACGGCAAAAAGACGTTTGATGGTACTGGGCTTATCCCAAAGCACCTTATTGGCAAGATTACTTGGCGGCAAGGTGTACAGGATCTAGCAGATACGATCCTGATTCGCCATACAGACGGCGGCTGGTCCAAGTTAGGCCTTAAATCATATCAACAGGGCCGTGGATCGTTTGAAGGTACAGCACAGCACCTTATCCATTTGGATGAGGAACCGCCTCAAGACGTATATACGGAGTGTTTGACACGTACCGCAACTACAGACGGTATCGTTTTAATCACGTTTACGCCGTTGGAAGGCTTAACGGCCATGATTCTGGACTTCATGGAGAAGGCCAAATCAGGCGCCACACTGATGGTTCAAGCTGGATGGGATGATGCACCCCATTTAACCGAGAAAACCAAGAAGGAATTACTCGCTGAGTTCCCAGTGCATGAACATGATGCACGTTCCAAAGGTGTACCGATCAGTGGTAGCGGTTCGATCTATCCGGTCCCTGATGAGGACATTATGGTTGATCCGTTTGATATTCCTAAGCACTGGCCGCGCATCACCGGCATGGACTTCGGATGGGATCACCCTACAGCAGCAATCAACATTGCCTGGGATCGGGATACAGATACGATCTATTGCGTAGCTGAATATGGACATTCACGCAGAACACCGGTTGAACATGCACCACATATCCGGGATCTATGCAGCTTTGCACCAGTGGCATGGCCGCATGACGGCGTAAACACTGAAAAAGGCGGAGGTAAACCGCTACGCGACCAGTATGTTGATGAAAAACTTAACATGCTGGCAGAGAAGGCCACACTACCAGACGGATCTAACAGTGTTGAAGCCTCAATCAGTGTGATTTTGCAGTACATGAAAAAAGGCAAGTTCAAGATCTTTAAGACTTGTACGCGCTTACTTGATGAAAAACGTATCTACCATCGCAAAGACGGCAAGATCGTTAAGATCAATGATGACTATATCGATGCTATGCGCTACGCCGTCATGATGATTAGACACGCAATTACCGAACCAGTAAGAACCAGCAGAGAAAGACGGAGAAGCAAACTTTGATCCATATCGAATACGGCGTTTTAAAAGAAGTTCACGTCAGAGATAAGTTTGGTGTACGTGCCGCTATTGCTAACGTAACGATCCGTGAGAACAACCGAGAGCCGGTAGATGATGCTGCACTTATTATTATGCGTAAATCATTTGGCGTAGGTCGCACACATTTAATTTTAAGACAAAACATGAGCGCCGTTCTGGACCCAGCAGAGCTAATCCAAATGGCCCATGATGCAACAGTTAAACTTTTTGGATCGGCTGATAAAGACAACATGCACCGAATGGCTGATCTATTGCTTGATTACACTGATGAGCTTGTTATGCACCCGCCAGAAGATCAAATGAAGATCTGGAAGAAGGAACAACGCATGATTGAGCAGTCACAAGCATTAATCAAAGTAAACGATGAGATTATTTTGGATGCTAGATAATGGCGATTAACGAAAATGAAAAACTAGGGGATCTGGATCGGGATTTCCTAGCCAGTCAGGAAGGGCAGTTTTTAGCCTGGGCGCATGGTTTATATCAACGTGAGTTAGATCTACAGGCTGATGCACGAACCAAACGCGCTATTGATGCTGCATTCTATGACGGCGATCAATTCACTGATGAAGAATTGGCAGAATACGAGCTACGCAATCAGAAGCCACGTGTTTTTAACGAGATCAAGCCGACAGTTGATTGGTTACTAGGCGGTGAACGCCGGGTAAGAACAGACTGGGCGATTTTGCCACGTACAGAAGATGATTCTAAGCCAAGTATTCATAAATCGAAGCTGGCCAAGTACATTGACGACATTAATAATGCACGTTGGCACCGATCCGAAGCCTATGCCGATATGACCAAGACTGGCGAAGGCTGGATTGCGATTGAGTACCTACCCAACCCGGACGGCGACCACCAGATTACAATTCAGCATGAACACTGGCGTTATATGCTGGCCGATTCCAAAAGCCGCCGCAGAGATATGACGGATATGCAGTATCTTTGGCGTACCAAGATTATTGACCTGGAATCGTTAGTCCTGCACTTTCCAGAAAAACGCCAAGAGCTGATCAATCTCAGTGGAGATATGGACGTACTAGAGCAAGAGCTACTAGACGAAGGCTTAAACAGTACAGATCCATCGGACAGCGAACGTCATTTAAGATCCGGCACCATGAATTTTATGAATAGTGCTGGGGATCGTGACGGCGTTAAAGTCTATGAAATGTGGTACAAGCAGACTGAAAAGGTCAAGCTACTACGTGGTGAAGGTTCATTTAACAATACGGTTTATGATCCGAAGAACCCAGACCATCAAGTTTTAACAGAGCATTACGGCTTTACCCTGGCAGAAGTCACACGCCAGCAGATGTATTGTGCCATGTACACGGATGATACTGTTCTATATCGCCAGAAATCGCCATATAAGCACAACCGTTTCCCATTTGTACGCCGTTATGCCTATCTCAAGGACCGTGAAGGCACACCATACGGTGTAATCCGTTCGGTTATCGATCCTCAATCTGATTTGAACATACGCCGTAACAAGGCATTGCACATGCTTTCAAGTGTACGTGTCGTGATGGAAAAGGGCGCAGTTGAAGATAAGGAAGCCTTAGCCGAGGAAGTGGCCCGCTGGGATGCGATTGTCGAGTATGACACCGGCAAAAAATTAGAGATCCAGGAAGGATCAGACCGAGCGAACCAGCAATTAAACGTAGGTGAACAGAATAGTGCCTACATTCGCCAGATTTCAGGCGTAACCGGTGAGAACCGAGGCATGGACACCAACGCCACGTCAGGCATTGCGATTCAGGCACGTCAGGAACAAGGCACGATTATCTCTACTGTATTGACGGACATGCACAGTCTAGGCCGCAAAATGGAAGGTGAGCTGGTCCTATCGCTCATTGAGCAGTTCATGGATAAGCCTTTCCAGTTCCGTATTACGGCGGATAACCTCAAGGATGCAGTTGAGTTCGCCAAAATTAACGATGAATCGGAACCAGAAACCAACATCACTAAAACTCAATCGGATTTTGTGGTTGCAGAACGCGATTACCGGACCACGATGCGCCAGGCATTGTCTGAACAGATGATGAGTTCGGCAGCGGCCATTGCACAGCACACCGGAAACCCAGATCTAGCCGTATCGATGTTGACCGCTGCACTGGATCTGCAAGATCTACCAGACAAAGACCGTTTGATTGATTCATTGCGTAAGGCAGCCAATATGCCGCCGTTGTCTGAAACGGAAGAAGAACGCCAGCAACGTGAGCAGCAGCAAGCCCAAGCCCAAGCCCAGCAGCAGGAAATGCAACAGAAACAGATCGAACTTGAAATGAAAGAACGATCCGCGAAGATTGCCGAGCTGGAAGCACGTGCAGCCAAGACATTGGTTGATAGTGAAATGTTGAAGGTTCGGACCTTGTTTGAGAAATTGAATACGCTTAAGTCTGGGATCGAAACCGGAGGAATGGCGGTACAGAATCATGCAGCTTTACCAGTTGTGGACCAGTTAATTGACCAGATTGATTCTGTATTGAACCTTGCACCAGATCCACAACAGGAATCACAGACGGCGCAACCAGATCCAGCAGCAGAACAGCAAGCCATGCTTGAGCAGCAGATGCAACAGGAACAGGAACAACAAGCCCTGATGCAGCAGCAAGAGCAGGAAATGATGCAACAGCAACAAATGCAGCAGGAACCGCAGCCAGATCCTAATGATCCGGCCATGCAGGATATGCAGCAGCAACCAGTTTAAAAGAATAGAAATCTAACAAGCCTCCACTTTGGAGGCTTTTTTATTGCCTATCCAAAAGTGGAGTAACCCAATGTCAGAGCTAAATGACAACGACGAATTAAACGAGTTCGGATATACCGAAGAAGAACTAGCAGAGCTGGCAGAGCTGGATGCAGCTAATGAGCATTCAGACGAGCTAACTGATACGCCAGCTGATGAAGTCATTGAACCTGCACCGGTGAACACTGATGAACCGGGCGATGATCTAACGCTTGATGATGATTTTATCGATGACCTTTTACAGCCAGGTGAAACAAAGCAAGAACCAGCCAAAGAACCGGAATCAGACCCAGAACCAACGCCAGATCCAGAACCGGAAGTAGAACCAGATCCAATCCCGGACTATGACGAACAGCTGGAAGAACTAGAGCAGCAGAAACAAGCAGCCCAGGGAGAAGTAGACGACACCTTAGATCAGTTGCAAAAACTGGCAGAGGATTTTGATGACGGCGAAATCTCCCAGGGTAAATATGACATTGAAAAGCTAAAGCTAGAACGTGCTTTACGCCGTCAGGAACGTGCTTTAGAACAGGCTGAACAGGACTATCAATCACTAAGCAGCGAAGCCACAACCAAAGTAGAGCAGTACCACGAATCACGCCGTACTGTATGGCGTGAAGATCTGGTGAGTTTCTTAGAAGATCCGGCTAATGCCGTGATTGCGAATAACCAGCATATCGCCCAGCAGTTTGACGGCCTATTACAGTCAATGG